CTTGGTCTTTTCAACCTAGAGTCTGTCAATCCGGCTGAACCTTTCGGTATCACGGTATATTTGCGAGAAAAATCCGCATATATGCCAAGACTCAGAACGTCTGCCTACGATTTCGTAGGCAGCGGCGGTTTCAATGCATTAACCGCTGGGTCACTCTTGTGGCAGCTCCTTAGCTGACACATTTTTTAGCCCCCTCAGTAATTGTACTGAGGAACCTATGTCGCATATAGCGACTATCACATCTTCGAAAGGAAGTGTGGAATGACAACAGTAGTTGGGTTGACAAATATGCCAACCTCTCCAACGGACGTCGCTGTTAACTTCATGAACCAGGCGCTTTTAAAGCGCCGAAAGACTGAGGTCAAAGGTAATCAAGTCGCCACTGAGTATGTTTACTCAACTGGTGACCCGAACACTGAGACCTCTGTTTTGGTTTCCGTTGATACCAATGTTAATACGAACATTGTTCGTATTGGTATCGCTCTCAAGACCTACCAAACTGTCACTGTTGACAGCGTAGTTACTGAGACGGACACGGTCACGGTGTCACTACTTGTGACGCTCCCTGGCCGCGCTGAAGACACTGCCAAGATATTGGCAATGATTGGTTCCCTTTATGCTCTCACCTTTAATGGTGTGACCACGAAGGTTCCCAATACAGGTATCATCGATGCCCTTAATCGGGGCCTCACAGATAACCTGTACAGCTAGTGTCACATAGAGGAGCAGATATGCTCCTCAAGGGTGGATTAATCCGTATCTCAACGGAAGACATCCACTTTCCCCGGAGTTTCAACTATGGACAGAATGAAGACTTTCTAAAGGTCTTCGTTCTTTCATATGTTAAATTCCTTAGCGACAGTCCACTTCATCTTAATGATGAGACCGATAAGCCTGTAAAGACTTATTTCAAGTTCTTGAAAGAACTTGTGTCTACCAACATCACCGAGTCTAGAAAACCCGATGGTACTGGTTATGATGGCCTCATCACAAGATACTCCGATCTATCGAACTTGATACTCAGTAATGAGTACTCATCCGGTAGTGACTCTACAACTAGAGTCTATCACAAGGCTATGGAAAAAACTCCCATTTTCAAGGAGTATCATTCCTGGCTCCGTGATGGAGAACCCCGTATGCTGACCTACATTCTCAGTTTTCTCCGTTTTGGAAAAAAACTCGAGTATGTTGATCCAGCATTAAACACCGTCGCATTTCACGACTGGTTGGGGGTAGAAGAAAAGCTGAGTACGCTTGAATTCTCTGATGTTGATATTCTTTCATTAAAGAATATTATCAGAGAGTTGGTACTCCCACTTCGGCCTACCAACCCCTTGCCAAAGTTTGGCGGGGGGAAGGTTGCCGATTCGAGTATCTCTGATGTCTATGATAAGCTTGCCAAGCTAACAATAGACGGAAGACTCTCGTATGCCTTCCAACGAAGCACTCAGTTCAACCTGGGTGGGGAAGGCTTAGGTCTTGTTAAAGACCTGAAGCTAGGGAACAGCTCATCCGATAGGATCGCGCGCTTAAAATTTGTCCCAAAAGACAAGTCTAAAGCGCGTTCCATATGCATGGAGCCGAACCATTATATGTACTTCCAACAGGAGGTGCTAAGGTGGATCGTTGATTCTATGGATCGTAGTCCGTTACGCAGGTTTGTTGACCTGCATGACCAGACTCGCAATCGCGAGGCTGCTAGACATGGTAGTCAATACCTGTCTATGGATACGATCGATCTGAGTATTGCCTCTGATAGTGTTCATGTAGATCTGGT